TTGTATGAAGTTCTGGTATATACTCTCTCGTAAGTAAGTTGCCAATGTATAGTCCAGATCTATAGTCCAAACTTTCATCAACCTTTACTATAAAATGGTTCGGTCCATTAAACATAAGTTGTTTAAACTTGACCTCTCCTCTATAAATTTGAATAGGAAATGGTTGGGGAGTGATAGTATCACCTACTAATTTATAAAGAGGAGATTGTATTGGTTGTTCAAATGTTATTGTCCCAGAACTATTGTTTACAATAGCGGGGTAAGTAACTAAGCATTTTTCCAGAGTAATTGATCCTTCAAAAACTTGTATCCTAATATCATACGAACCATGAAACTCTGATTCAGTGGTGTATGAATACAGAACATTACCATAAGATTGTGAGATATTTTCATTAACACGAATTTGATATCTGGCACCATTAGAAGTGCCATATATCTTTAATTCTCTCACTCTTCTTCAAGCAACTTTTCTGCCTCTTCAAACATAGCTTCCATATCAAGGTCGCCAACTTCACCAGCAATCATCGCTTCATGTTCTTTGAAGTTTTTCTCATAAACATCTTCTTGAATCGCATTAGTGTACTGATGTGCGATTGAATCAAGAGGATCATATGCAGTTAAGACATGCCCAGATGGTAGAAAGAAATCTCTATCTTTACTTAGAGGTGCCCAAGGGAACCAGTGCAACTGATATCCCTGCTCCCTATTCAAAACAATTCCAGTATCCTCAGAGGATACAATCTCCAACACAAAAGGTTTGTGTAGATGATATCCCATTGGTTCTTTTGTGTCTGGATTGACCATCTCTCTAACTTCAGTGATGACTTCTTCTCCAGATCTCAATAACAAGAGTTTAATACTCATTCAATATCTCCACCCATCTTACGGACGTTTTCAATGTAGGTGTCTCTAAGACTTGGAACAGGTTCCATGATACTTACAACAGCATCAGGATTAACTGCAACCTGTACGTCAGAGCTCAGTGGATTCCAGGGTGAGTAATGAACCTTGACCTCTGGATCTTCAACGATACCAGTGCCGTCAAGTTTAGGTGTGTCATAAGTAACGACGTATGGGAAGTTCAATACCCATGCCTTACGCTCACTAGTCTCTTTGTCTACTGCCTCTTGTACATCACTAATTACAGACCTGCCGTCAAACATTACAACAACTTTTACTCTTTCCGATTTAACCATGATGTCAATAGTTTTCCTTAGATTATAAAAGGGTCCCTGATCTTTGTCAAGGACCCAGCGATTATTTAGTTAATATCAAAGACTTGTAGTTTTTGATGGTCAGGGATCACACGCTCAAGGGGAACAGTAAGCATCCCATCCTTGAACGTAACCTCACCTACCCTAACGTCATCGGATAGGTTGAATCCTCTAGCGAAGGTACGAGTAGCAACCCCACGATGCAGATACTCTTGTTCGATGTTCTCCTTCGCTGCCTTGGACTGAATTAGGAGGACGTTTGTCTCCAATGAGACTTCGATCTCGTCCTTCGACCATCCAGCAAGTGCCAGTTCAATACGCCACTTTACATTTGATTCTTTAATAATATTGTATGGTGGGTATTGTCCGCCTGGTTGTGTCATTCCGTATGAATGTAGACGATGGAAGACATCATCCAGACCAACGCTGTATTTATTTACAGCATCAAAAATCTTATCTACGTCTTTCGACGTGAACTTAGTAATATCCATAGCTCCTTAGTAAGCGAGTTTGTTTTGTGTGGACCCTTGCGGCATCCGAGATATTTATAGCATAGGACATAAAAAAACGAGGTAGTAAACCCCGTAATTTTTTATTCGGTTTGCTCTATTGTTTGGGAGGTGTCCAGGTTTTAGGGTTTGCCCTACCTTCTGTTTGTTTCATATCAAGAACGATACGATACTTGTCCCAATAATAATCAAAGATATCTACTTTCTTAGAACCTATAGCAATGTCATACTTGACCATGCCATTGACTTCATAGGTAACTAAGTATGCAGTATAAGGAAGAGATCTGTTTTCCGCTGCTGCGGGAGCACATCCCTCTTCGATAATTTTAATATCGGTTTTCACGAAGTCTTTTTCTTACCGATGTTGTACTTGCTCTCCAGAGTCCACTCACTTTTTTCTTTAAAGGACAGAACTTTAATTTGACTAAGTGGTGCTACATCTGCAACAGATTCTTTCTGTGCAATAGAAACCAGTCCCCAGTCAGAAAGAAGTTGAATGATTCTGTTTCTGCGTTGAACATCATTGTCACTAAGGTTTGCTTTTTTGCCGTCAAGTGCAAACAATTCCTTAAAGTGAACGATATAATACTTGCCTTGTTTGTGTAGAATGTGGCAAGACTGATAAAGTTTTTTCTCCTTACGGGAAGCAACACCAATACGAGTCAGAGTCTCACGTACTTTCAAAAAATCATCAGGTTCACCAAGAGAGACCTCTACCATATCATCGGCGGTCCATTGAACCTCTTGCTCAGCGATCGCCATCATCCTTTACCTCCCATGTCATTTTTAGATCTAATAATTTCAATTTGTTCTTTAGTCAGAAGAGTCAATGCGATCTGTGCTTTTTCGTTACTATAACCATAATAACTTTTGATGTGCTCAAGATCAGTAATCTTCTCTTTTCTCAACCAAGGAGAAAACCTTTTACGTTTTCTTACGATATTTATAAAGAAATCGTACTGCATCTTCTTGTCCAGATGAGGTGCCATATTCATTTCATTAGAGAAAAGAATAGTGTCAACAAATCCAGAAAGACACTTGTTAATTATGTAGGGAGGATAATCTTTTTCTAGATCAGGATCAATGTCAATAATATTTTCTTTTGTTTGGTTGATAGAATTCAACCAGTCCTTCAATTCAACAGTCATTAACGAAATACACGGATAGGACCAGTAACACCAGATCGGTTACTATTGATTTTGTATATAGCAACGGATCCATTTTTTAAAGTCACATGGACTTCTTCACCATTGATGATGGCAAACTGAGAGTTAGGACAGAACGTTGCCATCCCACCACGTCTCGTATGATAAAGTTGGCAGTACCCACTAGGTAATACACGCACCCCCAAGGTTCCCATAATTAGTACAAATTAATTCACGACGTTTTTTCTGATCCGACATGTATGAACCTGTGGATCTCATAGTATAAGTATGCTCGTAATCATACAGACACCAGTCAAGAAAGCGTTGAACGATGTCAGGATGATCGTTGTAAGAGATCATAACGTTGCAGAGTTGAGCATCCATTACATCAGCAAAGCGAGCATGATCAAACCCCTTGTGCATTGATCCTTTGTTACCATACAAAACATCTTTAATATCGTATGGAGGATCTGCGTAGATGAAAGTGTAAGTGTCATCAGAGGAGAGTTCTGAATAATCAAGGTTGGTAATCTTCCAACGCTGAATTAGTTTAGAGTAGTCCTGAAGTTTCAGGATGCCTCGCATTGAGAAGTTTGAATCGGATGCCTGTGCGGAGAAGGAGGAAGATTCAGTAAGACCAGAGAAACTACACTTATTAAGAACGTAAAAAGCAATAGCTCTTTCCGTGTCACTCTTTGTTCCGTCATTTACAATATCCTTTGCTTGTAAGAATAGACCTTTGGCATTGCCGCGATCTGGATATCTGGACTTAAGTTCTACAAGTTTGCGTTGCAACTCAACAGGATTATCTCGTAGAATAATCCAGAAGTTATACAGTGGACCATAGAGATCATTGACCCAAATAGGAACGTCATTAGGAAGACGCTTGGTCATTTCCAGGGCAACACTACCGCCACCCAGAAACATCTCACGATACTCTGTAATTTTTTGTTCAGGAAGATACTTGAGCAGTTTAGTTAGTGCTCTTGATTTGCCCCCTGGGTATCTCAATGGGGTCTTCAAGTTGTTTGTCATAGGGATCACGTACAGCAGAGACAACATCAACCAAGGACCATACCGCCTCTGCCATATTGCGGTATCCTATCCCAACATACGCTTGCCCTGCTACTACTGCAACAGTGGCGGCACCCCAGAAGTAGTAGTACCAGCGTGTCTTGACCTGATGCATGGTCTTGCGTTTCTTGCTCATTTGAACTTACATTCTACCATGATTTCGGTCAGCGCCGCCAAAAGATTAATTTCTTGATCTGCGACGAATGCTGATTGATACTGGTATTTTGCGATGATGAGGACCGCTTGAGGAATGAAAGTAGGTTCGAGAGCATGATAAAGATTTTCGTAGATAGAACGAAGGATGACCGTAGGGTCATTGTCAAGGTTGGCGTTCACCCATTTACGTGCCGTTCCAAACTCTTTGTTCTTCAGGGCACCCATGAGTTCGTCCATGCGGACTTCTGCTAGATTGGCGAGAAGTCCTGTGTCAATTATACCACCAACGCTGTAGCGCTGCAACTCATTCAGAGTGCGACGAAAGTCTGGAAAGAACTTTAGGATTGCTTCTGAGACAACCTTCGGATCATATTCAACATTCTCTTCCGCAAGTATAGTCCTGATACGGTTGAAGAACTGTCCTGCAATTCCTTGCTTTTCTTTCTTTCCGATTCCAAAATCGACGACTGAACATCGAGAATGGATTGGTGAAATGATTTTGTTTTTGTAGTTGCAGGTGAAGATGAATCTGCAGTTGCCAGCAAACTCCTCAATAGTCGCCCGTAGGAGGAGTTGTACATCGTGGGTCGTGTTATCTGCCTCATCAATGATGATGACTTTGTGTTTTGCAGTTGACGTAAGCGAGACGGTCGAAGCGAAAGATTTCGCATGGTTTCGGACAGTATCGAGGAATCGTCCTTCATCGGATCCGTTGATGACATAATAATCTACTCCTAGTTCGTAACAGAGTGCTTTAGCAATTGTAGTCTTTCCAACACCAGCAGTTCCACAGAGAAGAAGGTTAGGGATCTCTCCCTGTTTAACAAAAGATTGGAATGTTTCCTTAGTGCTTTTGGGCAGGATACATTCCTCAATGGTTTTGGGTCGATACTTTTCAACCCAAAGAAATTCATCCTTCATACTTAGAGTCAGGTTCAAGTGCGATTAGATATTCAAGATCAAGTGTTTCGTTACGAAACAGTGAAGCGTTGTGTTGACTAACAACAACACTATAGTCACCAGGAAGAAGTTTCAGTGTTTCTACTTTGAAATTGAAACAAAACTGGTGTTCAGTCTTACCGACATTTACAGAGTAACTGTTTGATGTGTCATTCTTTTTGTCACGTACAACCAGTTGGATAGTGCTTCCATCACCAATAACAGAGAGATCTTCTACACCATAGATAGCAGCTGCTTTCGAGATGTTAGACAGATCCTTTTCACTGACCAAGAAGCAAACATCCTTGCTGGGCAGTTCTACTTTCTTGTCTGGTGGAGTTGTGATCACTGATGGATCAGTGAAGAAGTAACGAGTTCTGTTTCTAGAATCTTTGATGACTACGTAAGAGTCATGGGAGAAATCAAACTCAGGATCCTTGAACAGAAGCATAGCAGACAAGAACTCACTCAGATCATAGATGGCAAAGTCCTTGGGAAACTCCTCTTCTACGTGTGCGCGAGAAAGAATGTTCTTCTGAATAGAAAGTGTAGTAAGAAGATTGCCTTTCTTGAAGCAGATTGACTGATTGATCGTAGAAAAGTTCTTTAGGATGTCAAGTGTGCTTTTAGAAAGTCTCATAGGTTTCGCGTTTGGCGTTTTTATCATTAAAGTTTAGCAGAAGAACTGCGTAGTGCAGGATCTTCATAATGTCACGGCGAGCAGTGCCTTTCTTATCGTAGCGAGAAGCGTACTTCAGAATATTACTACGACAGAATGCTTCACCATCACCACAGGATTCAATCAAGTCAAGGGTTTGAATACCCTCACTAGAGTAGTGCTGATTGTAAGTAGAACTGATGTATTCTCTCAGTTCTTTGAGGATAGCGTCTTCATTGTATTTGAAATACTCAGTGTTGACAGTGATGTCAACGTTACCAGTTGGTACAGGATTGCTCTTCGCAGCACCCTCAAGGTTGAATGTCAGTTCGTCGTTGTTCATGATTTCATCATACAATAGAGACCAAGAATTAGTCATAACAAAATAAAAATTCGTTGACGAGAGATTCGGATTTTTCTTTACCAAACTTACTGGATAAGTAACCACTTACGGGATCTAACCGTTTCATGTACTTGTCAAAATCAGAGTAGACCGATACATCTTCGCCAGATGGACATTCTAATTCTACCATGTTTTTGTATGCAGTCAAGTATTTTTTGAACATATTGAGGTGATCACCTACATCAGACATCGTACATTTAGCAACATAGATGTTTTCTGAAAAATGATTGCCTGGTTCAAAAAACCTATATTCTCCAGTTGACTTAGGAAGATCTGGATGCGAGAACAGATAGTTCTCAGTTGGATGTTGGAAGTCAAATACCATAACAACTTTCTTTTCAAAGAACGCCATCAAGTCAATACCGAAACATGGAAGATTAGATCCAGTCTTAGGATAGATGATGGTGTTGTAAATGGATGACTTCTCATCCCAGATCAAAACCTCTCGTGATTTGAGAATATGTTTGTTCTTGTAAATCTTAGCAGAGAGGGAGGTACCTTTCTCCTCCCAATCTGCCCAGTTACAAGTATTCTCTAGGTCGGGAAACGACTCAAGAACTATGTTCCTGAAGGGCGTCCACAACTGTGCTGTTTTCTGCTTCATCAAAATTTACGTCAATGTCAACTTTGTCATAGAGTTCCTTGAATGCTTGCTTAGTCTCTACATCAAACCTAGAGATGCAGTAGGAGATTGACTTCTCCTTAGAACCAAAGATAGCATATGCCTTGACAATATGAACCAAGCGACGAGTAGAGATCACTTCATCAATACCACCATCGAAGAAAGTCCTACGGATGATGTCTGCCCAATCGCAGAGACGTTTGTTGAACTCTGTGTCACTAGAGATGTTGTCAAGAATCTTCTGCTCAGTTGCTACAGAAGGATACTCTTGTTCAAAGGTTACAGGGAATCGCTCCAGGAATGCTTCATTGAGAACATTGGTTCCAATAAAGCGACCGTCATCGCTGCCTTTGCCTTTAGTATTTGCAGTTGCAATAACATTAAAACCTACCTCAGGACGTACATATTTACCAATCTTCTTCAAGAAGACACCTTTGCCTTCAAGAATAGATTGCAGACAAAGGATCTTGTTAGATGCAAGATCAACTTCGTCTAGAAGCAACACTGCTCCGCGTGAAAGAGCTTCGATGACGGGTCCGTTATGCCAAACAGTTTCGCCATTAACAAGACGGAACCCACCAATAAGATCGTCTTCGTCAGTCTCGATAGTAATATTAACACGGATCAACTCCCTATTAGATTGAGCACATGCCTGCTCAACAGAGACGGTTTTACCGTTGCCAGAAAGACCCGTGATAAAGATAGGGTAGAACTCTTTGGATTTGACAACCTTCTTAAGGTCAGTGAAGTTTCCAAAAGGAACGTAGTTGCTATCTTTCTCAGGAATAAAGCATTGCTTATCCTCAGTTGGCATTTGAGTGGACACAGTTTTTTCGAGAACCTGACGTGCCTGCTTAAGTTCGCTGGAAGTAAGTTTCCAAGTACCACGCTTAACTTTGTACTGCTCGAGCTGACGAGTCACAGTACGGTAGTTGACGTTCTTGCCGCGAGCAAATACTTTTACATCGAGAGCGTTGATCTCGGTACCGAATTGTGAACGTAGTTCATTGACAAAGTTGGACATGGAGGATTCCCTTATTGGTATGTATATAAGATACACAAAAAAACCCACCTTGCGGAGGGTTACTGGACAGTTTGTCAACTGTCACATCCAGACAGGTTTGCGTTCTGGTTTGCGTAAGTAGTTGGTAGGTGCCCAAGGTTTAGATGCAATGTACCTTTTGTATGCAGTAATAGTATCTATAGTATTATCAGTCTTCCATTCATCAGGCATAGCACGAGCAAAGTCGTCTGCCATAGACCAACATGTAATTGCTTTCTTTGATTTTTTATGGAAGATCTTCTTAGCAATAAACAATGCATTATTACACGTATGGATCTTATCATACCTGTAATTGTATTCACTAGACAAAGCAATACCGTGAGAAATTAACCAGGCAGTATTGTAGATACTTTTTGCTGCCCATTGCGTACATGGATGATTACGAAAGGCACCTTTCTTTGTCTCATATGGTTTGCCATCTGCCCTAGGCAAAGTACCCCAGTTGTAATACCAGGGAGAGTAGATGATACTGAGCATTTGACAACACTCCAGTGGCATCTTGACAATGTGTTTGTCTGGTAGGACCCTTGCTGATGCACGAGGGTCCATATCAGTGACGAATATATTCATGCAATTTGTTTAATAAAGGATGAAAGAATTTGTTTGTTTGCTTTCTTACCTCCTAGAGATTTTTTGAATGCATTACGAATCTGTGCTTTAGATGCGTCCTCGGAAACATCAAATTCAGTGGAGGAATCTATGGTCTCCGTCTTCAGGATATAAGAGATACTGTAGTTGGTGTAATTATCGATATAATTCTTATTCTTTTTCCACTGCGTATCTGCATCTTGACGATGCTCATGATCAATGTAGTAGTTGGCAAAACGTTTCCAGTCGCGAGCAGGGAGCAAACGAATAGAAATAATTTCGATCTCAGGGAAACGATCACGGAAGTTCTCAACATACGTCTCAGTCTGCCTGTAAACGCTGTCATGGAACTTAT